CCGATTACATTTCTAATGTCGAGCATTTCACATCTTTCGTGCCTAGGCATGTAATTCAGGATGTGATAGCTGCCTTCATTTGTGGGCCATGCTTGAAGGGGAAGATTATAAGCCCAATAAATAGAGTTCTTCGCATTTTCATTATTCATTTTTTCCTTCGTTAGGTTGGTGCGCCCAGTAGGGCTCGAACCTACGACCAACCGATTATGAGTCGGCTGCTCTAACCAACTGAGCTATGGGCGCTGTGGTTGATGTCTTGTGTAGGCTGTATCTTAGCACACTCTGATCCGCTGTCAAGCAGCACATCGATTTGTATTATACATATACCCTAAGCTCTTGATAGGAAGGTTCTATCTCTAAGCCCTCATCGGTTGTAGTGCTCAGTGCGTCGTCCCTGTTAGCGCCTTTGCTACCACTTCCGCAATCGTCACTGAACAGATAGCATATCATACCAAGCGGTAGAGAGCAAGAACATCATATTTATAAAAACAAAAGCCAAGGAAGTACTGTTTTGCTTGTGCAGGTAAGCAGTACTCACTTGGCAAACAAAATTGCTCAACAATTTCTATTGGCCTATAACCAGCTTTTCAGCCTCTTGTACATAGTAATCTATGTTCACATCTCCATCGTAATCTTTGATGTTGTTGCAAGTCTTTACCTTCCAACCGACTTCCAGACCGATCCTGCGTTCCTCCGTTGTACCCGGTAGCGGTGGCATGACCTTGATAAGTGTCCCACCGTTCTTTGAAATATAGTACCTACAGATATTTTGTTGAGGTATTTCTGTGCCATCATCCATCAGCATCACAAGTCTGCTGCTTCGTGGAACCTTGGTGCGGAGCAGAAAATCCCATTTATTTTCAGGATTTTCTAGGTGTTTCTGAATAAACTCCTTCGTATCGCACCCGTGCAGCATAACGGCTTCTGCTGCTTTCGGGATAATTAATGCTGACTGGTTCTGGTGCCATCCTAGACCTTCATATTGATATGCTCCTTTGCGTTTCAGCTTACCGTCAGTATAAACCGCGATATAGTTGTTTACATCGCGGATATACATCTTGGAATACTCCGCAAACTCTAGTTGTAAGCCTACTCGATCTTGCCATTCTTGACATGCGGCAAAATACTCTTCCTTCTTGTCACGAGGAACTGCAACCGTAATACCGTCGGTATTCACCTGCACCAGTTTCAAACCAGCAATCTTCAGGAGTTTCTCAGCCAGCAAACACAACGACAATTGCCCATTGATGGTAATCGTCATGGTGTATTTCGGATCGTAGAATACGCTATACTCGTTGTTGCTGTCACCATAGACACCGTTCAACGCGAGTTTCAGCATCATGTTTTCTGGACTACCCTTCGGGTATAGCTTACGTTGGCGATACACGTCCTCGTAAATCTCGCAGAACTTGCTGGTTAGATGCTCAGGATACACCTTGTTGGCAATAGCGATATTCGGATACATGGAGGACACGTCAGCATCAATGATGCAATAGGTCTTTGTTTCTTTTGCGATTTTCGATTCAATGCTACCGTGAATACCGCCTGTGCCGAAGTCAAAACGAAAGCCGTCAACCACTACGTTGAGCGTATCGGCAACCTTCCAGCATTTCCAATAAGAAATCTTCGGTTTGCGCTTTCTACGAGGTCGTTTTGTTAGATCAGGACAACCGTCGTCATCCAAAGGATACTCCATGATATAGTCGCCGTTCTCATCCAAAACGTATTCGTAGGATTTTAGCTCGATTTCTTCAATCCAACCAAGAGGGTATTCCTTTTTGAAGGCTGCAATATCAGCTTCTGTTGGTTTCGAATTGAACTTTTCGCGCTTTATCGTAAGCACAGCATACTTGGCTACATCACCAAGGCGGTGTTCAGGAATATCCGTAAACACCCCTTTGGTTTCTTTGATGCGCTGGCGCTTGAACCACTCCAGAATAGCAATAAACTCCGAACGTTCAAAGTTATAGTAACTAAACAAGCAATCCCGAATATCGATATAAGGACGATTGGATTGATTCATACGGCGACGACCATACTCATCGACCTTATAACAAGAACCGGGGATTTCTTCTTCTAGACGCATCACGAAGTAATCCTTACCGATCTTGGTGTCGTTATGATTCAGGAAGCTCTTGCCGTATTTCTGACTCAGCTCTTCACGAAAACGAATCTGCGTCAGGCTGTGCTCAAAGAACTTCAGGGTTTCTTTTACGTCGTGCTGGTTATAAGAGATAACCTTTTGAATATCCAAATCAGCAATAACGGAATCGTGCGAGAAAGGCAAGTCTTCGATTGTGTCTGACTTCATATTGAACTCTAGCAACTTCAGACTAGTTGCCTTTGCTTTGTTGTCAAAGTGCCAGATTTTATACAGGTCAATTTGCTTGACCAATTCATCTTCTTCGGGAATGCGATCAGCAAACCCGTCTTTTGCAGAACTGATCTGCTCTTGTGCAATATCGTAGATTTTCGCTGCCAGTTCTGCGGCGCTAAGTTTTTCCAACGCCTTACGCGACATATACATTTTATGCAGAACAGGATAGTCAAAGCCTAGGTTGTTGAAACCAACCATATAGTTATCACCAGACGCCAGATAGTCCAGCATCTTGATAACACGATGAAACTCATTCTTACGGTTGGAGATTTCCAACGTAATCATTTTTTTGTTTTCGCTATTGCAGATACTTAGAGTAAAGAGATTCTTGAAAGTTTCAATATCGTAAATCCAATAACGCATCTTCTTTCCAGAAAAACGAGAATACCCCGGTAGTATAGCACCACCGGGGCAAGAACAGCTATTCTGTAAATCAATCTTCTGGCGGGGCGTCTGTGGTCGTGCTGAAGTACTGCTCCTTGTCCCACAAGGTATTTGTTTCGTTTTCGTAAAATACCTCACCGGCAGGGCCAGTAAGACCGCAGATACGGTTTTTGCTAAGGAATACCTTGGTTGTATTGCGTTCCACTTCGTCCTCGGAATACTTGTTACGACTCAGCAGGATGTTGACAGAGGCAGACTTGATGATCGTAGAAGAACCCTGAATCTCGTCCTCTGTGAACACATCCCCCTTGGCAGAGTTTGCCGTAGAAGACGATGCCTTACGGACATGATTGATAAGAATCAGTGTGCAGTTGTGGCTTTTGATAATACCCTTGCACCACTTCATAAACACCGCTTGCTCATCGATCGTAAGACCATCCAGAATATCCTGCAACGGGTCAAGCACAATGATCCTACAACCACAGGCAATCACCAGTTCCTCAATCGTATCCTGTATTTCCTGCACAGAACCGTCACGGTTATCTAGCAGGTAGAAGCGATCGTTACCGTCTTCCGTAAAGAAAAGCTCTTGCGCCTTTTTCTTGACAAAATCAGATTCTAGATACTGCTTTTTCTTGTTTTCGTCAGAAATGAGCGCTAGCTTTCGAGAAAGGTGCCGTCCTAGGATAACTTCACCGTATTGACCGGCATCTAGTTCCATAGACACGATGCCGATTTTATGCGGAGAGTTAAAAATCCAGTAATACACCATTTCGTTGATAAAACTCGAATTGTGCGTAACAGTAAAATCTTCAAGACAGAACAACCGATCTGGACCGCTCAACTCAAAGCCGTAGTATTCACCTTTTCCGACAGGTTTAACCGTAACTTCTGTTAGAGAGCAATCCTCGTTCTGCTCACAAACACTTGATTCTGCACTAACTGCAAAATCTGCCTTATACCCCTTGAGAATATCCTTCTCTTTTTGAGTTAGCTTCAGATAGTCTTTTACCTCGATGTTTACGACTTGTGATTTTTTCCAACCTTTGTAATCGCAACTAGCCTTGAACGAAAGAATATGCGAAGAGTTCACGACGTATGTCATACCCTTCTTTTGAGTAACTTCATACATGTCGTCAACCCCGGAAGTAACTCCGGTAACAAGGCGACCTTTTCCGTCTGGTCCCATCACAAGATCGTCGACTTTAATATCTTCGACTTTCTTGGTAGTCATATCGTGCATTCGCACCAAAGTGCCCTTGGCTAGACATTTACCTAACCCTGTCCCCGCTGCGACATTAACGATATGTCCTAGTGGTAGTCCTCCCACCAGCATCTCGTTTAGCTTCGACATAAAAGGAGGGAACGGAACTTTAGGTGTACTGGCTTGCTCCAGAATACGGTTGTATAACTGCGTAGAACCAATTACACCTACAGGGATGTAGGGTTTTGCTTCATAGAAATCCCGAATAAACTCTTTCTCTGCTGCGTTTAGCAGGTAATCATTTGGGTCTTTATACCGTAGGTTTACAATCTTTACCTTTCCTTTCGGAAGGTATTTGACAATCTTTTCGATGGCATCACGACCAGCCTTATCGTTATCATAGGCTAGGACGATGTTATCGAAAGAATCAAAGAACTTGTATTGATTGGCAATTTGCTTGTAGGAGTTAGCGCCAGTAGTAGGGCTAACGACAGCAGTTTCGTAATCAACCCCACGGCTTTTGTTGTAATCCGAAAGCATTTGGTAAGCAGCTAGGCAATCCTCTTCTCCTTCTGTCACCAAAACATATTTACCACCACGTGTAAATCG